TTTTGGAGGTGATTTCAGTAAGAGAAATAATGCATCTCTAAGAAAGGCATCAGGTTTACTGACTTTAGACTTTGATGAGGTGCAGGATCTACCTGCTCTGATTGTAGAACTGAAAGCTCACAAATCTATCTTCTCCTGCTGGACATCACCATCAGGTAATGGAGTGAAAGCTCTAGTCAAAATACCAATAGTACAGGATGACAAAGAATACAAAGAGTATTTTAAGCAGATATCTGCAGTATTCAATGGAGTAGATGAATCAGGTAAGGATATTGCTAGAGCTTGCTTTGAGTCTTATGATCCTGATATCTATGTTAATCTAGATGCTGAGAATTATATCATTGACTATGATGTTATCCCATTTGAGAGCAGTGAGGTTGGTAGTATTACTAACATTAAGATCTTAGATACTGATGAGATAGCTAATAAGCTGATGACTTGGTTTAAAAAGAAGTATAACAGTCAGAACAGGAACAGCTCACTTTACAAATTAGCTGCAGCATTCAATGATTTTGGAGTGGATAAAAATACCTGTCAAGATTATTTAAAAGGATTTGAGCAGAAAGATTTTGGATCTGTAGAGATACTAGCTTTGATAAATTCTGCCTATAAAAAGACTGCTAACTTTAATACTAAGCAATTTGAGGATAAGGATAAAAAAGATAAGCTCATTAACTTTGTTCTAAGTGGCAAGTCTGATGCTGTAATCTTAGAGGAGTTTAAAGAGTACAATAAAGAGAATATTGAGTCAGAGATTCAGACCATTAAAGAGGTAATTAAAGTAGATGAGTTTTGGAAATATGATTTTAAAGGTGATGTATTAATTATACCATACAGATTCAAGCTATTCTTAGAGAATCTACAGTACTATAAGTACTATCCTGTAGCTAATACTAAGACCTTTGTTTTTATTACTAAGAATGAGAACTTTATTAATCATGTCTCTGAATTTCAGATAAAAGATAGAGTGATGGAGTACCTAGTCCAATCAAATCGGATACCTGTATTTGATGCTGTAGCTGAGAAGTCTAAACTCTTTACTCCTCAATACCTTAGCATGATAGATACTGCTAATGTAGAGATGGAAAGGGATGGTATTGACTATGGTATGATTTACTATAAAAATGCAGCTGTTAAAGTATTTGCTAAGCATCATGAGATATATGAATACTCAGAGCTAAAGGGATATGTATGGGGTAATCAGATAATAGAAAGAGATTTAATAGATGCTGATCACCATGAGTCAATGTTTAGGAGCTTCATTTGGTTTATATCAGGGCAGGAGGTAGAGAGATATGATACTATGAAGAGCGTGATAGGCTATATGCTGCACTCTTATAAGACCTCAGCTAATAACAAAGCAATTATTCTAAATGATGAGACTATCTCAGATAATCCTAATGGAGGTAGTGGCAAAGGTATTCTGATTAATGCTATAGGATACATGAAAAAAGTTAGCACCATTGATGGTAAGACCTTTGACTCAAATAAATCATTTCCCTATCAGACTGTATCTTCTGACTGCCAGGTCCTAGCATTTGATGATGTAAGAAAGAACTTTAATTTTGAGAGCTTATTTAGTATAATTACTGAGGGGCTTACTATTGAATACAAAGGTAGAGATGCTATTAAACTACCTGTAAAAGACTCACCTAAAGTACTTATCTCTACTAACTACACTATCAAAGCAGATGGTGGCTCATTTAAGAGGAGGATGTTTGAGGTGGAGCTGAGTAGTTATTTTGGTACACATCATACTCCATTTGATGAATTTGGATATATGCTGTTTGAGGATTGGGATGAGCAGGAATGGGCAAGGTTTGACCATTACATGATTAACTGCTTGAATTATTATCTAGAGAATGGTCTAGTACAATCTGAGGCTAAGAATTTAGAGCTAAGAAAGTTTATTAATGAGACAAGCCAGGACTTTATTGAATGGGTAGATAATAAGAATCTAGGATTTGATCAGAGATTGAATAAGGTGTCCATGTTTGAGAACTTTATAGCTGAGTACACTGACCAAAAGAAATACCTTACTAATAGAACTTTTAATAAATGGTGTAAGAAGTATGCAGAGTATAATGGTAAGGAGTATGTAGATGGATCTAGCAATGGTGCTAGGTGGTTTGAGATTAAGTCACAAAGAGATCCTGATGTATGGGATACAATAAATTATAATTGATATGAGTATAGATAGCAAATTACTTTTAAAAAGACATATTATGAATTTAATTTTAGGTAAAGATTCAGGATATTATATAACTAAGGAGCAGATGCCATTAGTAGATTATTATTTAAACATTGAATTTCATTTTGCTTTATTAGAACAAGCTGGAGTTTATAAAATTATATTTGATAATAATACATGGTATATTGGTAAGACAAAAAATATAGTAAAAAGAATTTGGGAACATTTACAAAAAGGAAAATCTAATTTTGAATTTGTAGAAATTAAACAATATCATATAGACAATAACATTCCATTTACTGTATTAAAATTATCAGATAATGAAGAGGATGAAATAAAATTAATTCATTTACATTTAGATATAGATAATAATTACTGTTATAATAAAGAACATAATAATAGAATCTAATGAACAAAGAAAACAAAGCAATACTCAAAGCCCTAGAACTAGCTAGCCTATCAGCTAAATATCCTAACAATGCCTACATACCTCTATCTAATTGGAAAGATGACTCAGCTAATGCACTGACTCAATGTATCACTGCATTTATAAATTTCTCAGGCTATCAAGCTGAAAGGATTAATACAATGGGTGTATATAGAGAGGGTAAGAAGATACAGGTAGGGGAGAATAGTAGACAGCTGAAAGGCACATGGACTCCTAGCACCTCCACTAAAGGCTCTGCTGATATATCTGCCACCATTAGAGGTAGATCTGTTAAGATTGAGGTAAAATATGGTAAGGATAAGCAGTCAGAAGTGCAGAAGAGGTATCAGCAAAGCATAGAGTTAGCAGGGGGTACATACTTTATTGCAAGAAATTTTGATGAATTTATGGAGTTTTACTTAAATTTTATATCATGCTTACAATAACTAACGAAGATAACATGGAGCTAATGGCTCGCTATCCTGATAAGTATTTTGATTTGGCTATTGTTGATCCGCCTTATGGGATTAATATTCATAAAATGAATTATACTCAAAGCATAAAAGGAGGTGTTACCAAAAGGAATGATTATTCAGCCATAACCGATTGGGATAGTAATGTACCAAATCAAGAATATTTTAATGAATTATTTAGAGTTTCTAAAAATCAAATTATTTGGGGTGGAAATTACTTTGAATTACCATTAACAAAAAGTTGGATAATTTGGGATAAAAAAACCGAAGAAAAATATTCAAATGATTTTGCAGATTGTGAAATGGCTTGGAATAGTTTTAATAAACCCGCAAAAGTTGTAAGGTATTTATGGAGTGGAATGCTTCAGCCAAATATGAAAGACAAACAAAAAAGAATACATCCAACTGAAAAGCCATATCAATTATACAAATGGATTTTAGATAAGTACGCAAAGGAAAGCGATAAAATACTTGACACACATTTAGGCAGTGGCTCAATAGCAATAGCCTGCCATGACTACGGCTTTGACCTTACAGCTTGCGAACTTGACAAAGAATATTTTGATAAGGCTATGCAAAGAATAAATAATTATACTGCTCAACAAAAATTATTTTAATAAAAGTATTGCAGATATGAATTAATTGATTATCTTTGTTGAAATAATAAATATATACACATGGAAACAAAAACAAAAGCTGTAGTACCAGCACCTGTACTAACTCTGCACCAAAAGCTCCACAAAGCTAAGCAGTCAATCGGCAAAGTAGCTAAGAATGCTACCAATCCACATTTTAAAAAGTCCTACAGTGACATCAATGCCATTACTGAGGCAGTAGAACCTATCTTATTAGAGAATGGTCTACTATTATTACAGCCTATTCAAGGCAATAGTGTATGTACTCAGATAATCTGTATAGATTCTAATGAGTCTATAGAGTCATGTATGGAATTACCTGCAGGACTTAATCCTCAGCAAGTAGGATCTGCAGTCACTTACTACCGTAGATATACTTTGAGCAGTATCTTATGCTTGCAGTCAGTAGATGATGATGCTAACATGGCTAGTGTACCTGTTAAGGCTGCTAAGCCTGGACTATCTAAGGAGAGATTTGATGAGGCATTAGTATCTATTCAAGATGGTAAGTTTACTATCCCTAAGCTAAGAGAGACCTTTGAGCTTACAGATTTACAAACTAAAGCACTCATGTTATTATGAAAGTCTACAAAATTTGGTTTATAGATACAGTAGAGCCTGAGGGTGGCTATTGGTGGTATTGTTTTGAAGATGACAAAGGTTATCTTAGACAGGTTGGTTTTGATTATAAAGATGAAAGCGAACTAGATACTTTACAATGGTATATTGATAACGGTTATGAAATTGTATTACTATGAAATGGCATCCATCATCACTCGGAAAACTAATGACAGCATCTCGGACTAAGTCTGAGGTGCTATCTGAAACTACTAAGAGCTACATCAGAGGTGTAGCTAAGCAGGATTTCTATGGTTACAATGTAGAGCTGAATAATAAGTACATTAATAAGGGTAATCTGCAGGAGAATGATTCTATTGCTCTATTCAACTCGGTAATGTTCAGCAACTACTCTAAGAATACTGAGAGACTGAATAACGAATGGCTCACAGGAGAGGCTGATATAGTTCTAGATGACCAAATAGTAGATATAAAGACATCATGGTCATTAGAAACGTTCCCTGCTACCTCAGAGGAGGCTGTAAATAAAGATTATGAGTGGCAGCTTAGAGCTTACATGATGTTATATGATAAGAACTATGCTAGTCTAGTGTATTGCATGGTCTCTACTCACCCATCTCTACTCAATGAGTGGGAGAACTTATCACTACATCAGGTAGATCATATAGCTCCTGAGAAAAGAATCACTACTCTACTCTTTACTAGAGACCTGGAGCTTGAGGAGGAGATAAAGGTAAGACTGCATTACTGCACTGAGTACTATGTTAAGTATATTAATCAATTAAATAATAAATAAGATGAGAGATAAATTCTATGAGGCTGCTTTGATAGCAGCTATGCAAGCACTAATTCAAAACAATCCTGGCATCAGCTGTAAATTTGCTGCTAAGAAAGCTCAGGAGTATGCAGAACAGTTAGCACTACTGCAGTATGGTGAGTACAATCCTAATCCATTCCCTACTAAAGTATTATGACAGAGAAAACAATGGCAATAATCCTGATGCTAATAATTTATGGATTGATAATACTAGGTATGTATAATTTAATAACAACTATAATATGAATGAGTACAAAGTAAAAGGACTTATCAAAGTGATAGGCGAGACAGTACAAGTTACTGAGAAGTTCTCTAAAAGAGAAGTAGTAATAACAGTAGAGGATGGTAAATTCCCTCAACACATCAGCTTGCAAGCTACAGGAGATAAGACATCTCTACTAGATGGCTGTAGAGTAGGTGAAGAGGTGGAGGCATCATTTAATCTTAGGGGTAGAGAATGGCAGGATAAGCATTTCAACTCATTAGAGCTATGGAAGATAGAAGTATTGACTGCAGCTGCAGTAGCTCCTGCTCATGTACCTGATAATGTTGAAGATGATCTCCCTTTCTAAAGGTGAGAGCCTTAAGGACTTTATGATTAAAGAGACTAAGTCTAAGCTCACCAATAGATATAAGCTCAGTCATTATGCTGAGGATATCGGTGTCTCTTACTGCTCCATTTGGAGATTCACTAATGGTAAGGCTGTCAATGAGCAGTTCTATCTCAAATGGTGGAAAAATTATCTAAATAATTAATAACTTTAT